CAAGAGCGACCAGTGTATGTTACTGTAGGCACTTAAAGCACCTCAGTTATACAAAACCATAATGTCGCCTATAACATCACTTGCGCCACCAGTAATCTGTAGCGTCAAAGTTGTTCCGCTTCGTGATACATCAAGCGCCATGTTGTTGCTTGCGTGGGCTGCGCTGACTGGTGTAGCATCATTCTCTTGAATGAATACAGTCAAAATGCTGCTGATTCCACCGCCGAGGATAACTGTTTCTCCATCAGCACCACCTGTGAAAGTAATCAATGCCATCTTAGGTGCTGGTGCATAGCCATTTGTTGCATCTGATTGTAGAGGCTTGAATGATTCAAGGTTACCGGGGTATGTGCTACCACGGCTCAAGTAATCAGTTGTGTCATGTGACCCTGCTCTCAATTCCCAAGCACCTACAAGAGTTGCTGTTGCTGTTCCGCCAATTGTTAATTCTGTTGCCATATCTAATCATCTCCATATTTTTTTTTATTTGTGTCCTCACTTCAAGTCACGAATGCTTGCTTGTGCTCCAAAGAAAGTTGTCCATACTTCACCCATTGTTCGGTAAAGTCCCTCTTGACCGAGGCGGTTGATTGCGAATGGGTCACCAGTTTCAATTCCACTCTCAAAGTATTGTGTAGGAATTGCTGTGCTGAAATACATGTAGTCAGTGTCCAATAGATACATACGGCTTAGACCATCTTTTACCATGTCTTTGGTAGGGATGATTGGAACACCGTTGTAGGTTGCGACAATGAAACCTGCTTCAATACCCGGAACACCCTTAACACCGTTGTAGGTAGGGGTGACTCTCTTCTCTTCCATGAAACGCTGTTGTGCTTGTAGAAGTTGTTGTAGTCTCATTAGAGTGTCATATCCAGTTAGGATAACCTTTGGATTACCACCACGCTCCCAAACTTGCTGGAAGATTGTATCAAGGTGGTCAAGTGACAATACACGGCGACTTGCAGCGGCTGCGTCAGCAGCACAGTTTACTTCAGCGTGTGACCAAGCGTTTGCACTTCGGTCAATGCTGTAGATGTCCAAGTCAGCAGCCAAATCAGCGTGGTCGTTAGAACCTTGTTCAGTTCTTAGACCAGTAGTAGAACCGCTACCGCCATCAGCAGCAGTGATTCTGTCAAGTGATTCAAAGTTGTTTCCAGCAGTTGCACTGGTGTCTTGTAGTAGCATCTTGTTTACCATTTCAGCGTGGTGCTTACCCATTTCTTCTTTGAGAACTGAGCGCATGTCACCAAGTCCGTCATCTTTGTCAGCAAGGAATACTGCAACTTCGCTTACATCAAAGGAATGAGCGATGGTTTTTGGTTTTGCAGCGACATGCTGGAAAGTTGGCTTAACAGTTTCAGGCAGTGTGCCGTTCTCTGCAATACCACCGTGAACTACACCAGCGTTTGGCTTGTCGGTAATGACTCTCCATCCACTGCGCTCCCACGGCTTCTTAGGTAGAATTGAAAATGCGTTAAACTCTTGGTTCAACTGTGACCAAACTTTGCGCCCGTAGATTGCTTGGTATGTTCCAGCAGTGGTGCTTAGCATTGGTGAATCCGATTTTAGAAGTTCACTACCAGTGTATGTGTAACCCATTGAGTTACCTGCTCCGTAGTAGTATCGCTCCATGTCGCTGACTGTTCTTACATAATTTCGTGCCATAATTTTTCATCTCCATATTTTTTTGTTGTTTTGTGAGCCTCATTCGCCTCGGTATAGCCCTCC